TATGGAACTAACACCATATCTGTTTTGGAACATATTCATAACTTTGGTGTTAGCACCAGTCTTGTTTAGTATTAAACAAAACACACAAGAAGCTAAACGAATTGACATACTCTTAAACAAAACCCGTGAGGAACTTGCAAAAGAGTATGTTACTAAAACAGAATTAAAAGATGACATGGGAATCCTCATGGATAGAATAGATAAAATTGGCGAAAAGCTTGACAAACTCTTTGAAGTTAAGTAAAATATACATATAGATAAAGAAAACTATGAAAAAAAATAATAAAAATACTACTCGAAAAAAACTAGCTAGGGGAGGAAAACCTAATTTTAGTTTTGATAGAAGAGACGATAATAGAGATAGTTATAAATCATCAACAATTAGAAAACAACCTAAAAATAAACTAGAAGCTGAACAGATGAAAGCTGTAAAAGCTGTTAAAAAAACAGCTCCTGTTCCTGTTCCTGTTCCTGCAAATGAAAAAGCAAAACAACTGGAACCTATTTATACTCCTATGCCTAAAGCAGAAATAACACCTCCTAAAAAAACTAAGCCTGTGCTTAAAGCTCCTACTAAACAACCTATAGAAAAATTATCTATTAATAGAGAAGGAGTTGGTAAACCTGAACCTATTACAAATACAAGAGCTATATCATTACAAGAAAGACAAGCAAATGAAAAGGCACAATTAGAATTTGAAAAAGCACAACAAGTAGCACAAGAACCTAATAGAATTGTAGATACTGATGTTCCTAGGACTGCACAAGATAAGGTAGAACAAACTTCACAAACTTTTCAAAGAGCACCAATCCAAGAAGACCCTAGAGATAGTATGATTTTTGCTGCTACACAAAATGCACAGCAAACAGCAAGTGATGAAGTTGTAGAAAATTTAAAAAATAAATATGGTTTTAATTTTAGTCAAGAAGAATTAGATAAAATAGCTGCAAATGTACAATCTGCTATTGATGAAGGTGTTTTAAGCACTGCCGAAAATAGAGAAGATGGTTATGATGACACAGGAGACGGAGATGGTTCTGGAGGAGCTGGTCGAGGCGGTACTACAGGCTGGTGGTCTGACGCAGGATACAAGACTTTAAGAGAAGCTTTAGATAGTGGTGAATTTACATACAAAGATGGACAGTGGGTTAAGAAAGACGGTACAGAAGATGACAAACAAAAAGCAGTGGATGAAGAGTTAATTACTGCTAGAGGTAGAGCTGAACAAATACTACAAGGTAATATGGAAGGCATACCTCAAGCTGAAGCTCCTAAAGAAGTAGAAGTAGGTGAAGAAGGTGTTGCTAAAACAATGGCAGAAAGAGAAGCTCTTACAGCTGCACAAGCTAAAGTAGACGCTGCACCAGAAGCAGCAACTATAGAAGATGTAACAACTGCAAAAACTCCAGAACAATTACAAGCTGAAACTTACAAAGCTGAATTAGTTACTAATATTCCTAATGTAGCACCTATAATAGGTGAGTTATCTGATGATGCTATTGCTAAGGTTACTGAGATTAATAAATTATCAGGACCAGTTATTGCTGAACAAGTTACTAAACAAGCTGTTGACGCTGCTAAAGCTACAACAGTTGACGGTATATTATCAGCAGGTGCTTTTGTTCCTGAAGTAGATGATTTAACTCCAGAGAAAGTATCAGACACTCCTGATGCTGAGGCTAAAACTAGAGAAGCCTTAACAGGTGAGCCTTCTACAGGAGCTGCTGCACAGATAATAGACCAAGTAGGTTATACAGCTGCTAAACGTAGACCTGTAAAAGGTACAGCTGCTAAAGGTGCTGCTGCTTCTATGCTCGGAGAAGTTTCAGAGTTACCTGCTGAAATTACAGCAGCCATAGTAGAAGACCCTGCAACAGTAGAAGCTCAGTTAGATAGTGGAACAGACCCTGAAGTTATTGCAGCTATTGCTGCTTTACCTGTAGAAGCTTTAGTATCATCACAGATGGAAAGTTTATTAGGTGGTATGGAAGATGGTAACATACCTTTATGGGCTAGACCGGCTGTGGATGTTGTTAATCAAGGAATGGCTGCTAGAGGTTTAAATGTTTCTACTGTTGGTAGAGATGCTTTATTTAATGCTATTATACAAACAGCTATGCCAATGGCTCAGAGTAATGCACAAGCTTTACAAACTAGAGCAGCTCAGAACTTAAATAATCAACAACAAGCAAATCTGCAACAAGCTTCTCAAACTCAACAAATTAGAATGCAGAACTTGGCAAACCGTCAAGATGCTGCAAGTCAGACTGCACAAATGTCTCAACAGATGAAGACATTACAAAGTCAGTTTAATCAAGAAGCTATACTTACTTCAGAACAACAAGAACAACAAATAAGAGTTGAGAATTTAAGAAACAGACAACAGGCTACTGTTCTTAATACTCAGAACGAACAAGCAATGAATGCTCAAAACTTAGGTAATGAGCAACAAACAGAACTTGCAAATCTTGAAATATTAAATCAGACAGAACGTGAAAACATGTCTGCTGAAAATCAAGAAAAATTATCAGAGATGAATATAGCTGCAGAGTTTATAGCTAAGAACGCTGACTTTAAACAGCAAATGAATTTAGCTAACTTGTCTAATGACCAGCAAATGAAACTTGCAAACTTGTCATCTTTAAATCAAGCAGGTGCAGATAATCTTAACGCTGCTCAACAAACAGAACTTGCAAATCTTAATAAGACTATGCAAACAAATATTAAGAATGCTGAACTAGCTCAACAAATGGGTATAGCTAATCTTAATGTTGACCAGCAAACAGCTATGGCTAATGCTAACACTGTTGCTAATATGGACATGACTAAGTTTAATAATGAACAACAAGTTGTGTTAGCTAATAGCAAGTTTATGCAAACTGCTACACTTGCTAATCTTAATGCTAAACAACAAGCAGCTATGCAAAATGCTACAGCTATGGCATCCTTAGATTTAGCAACTGTTGACCAAAGAACTAGATTAGCAGTTACTAATGCTCAATCATTTTTATCTATGGATATGGCTAATCTTTCTAATGAGCAACAAGCAAGTATGCTTAAATCTCAGATGGAACAACAACAATTATTATCTAATCAATCTGCTGATAATGCTTCAAAACAATTTAATGCTTCTAGTGAAAATCAAACAAATCAATTCATGGCTAGTCTAGCTAATCAAGTTGAACAGTTTAATGCTAATCAATTAAATACTGCAGAACAGTTTAACGCTTCACAAACAAACGCTAGAGATGCTTTAGAGTTTCAAGTAGAAGCTGATTTAGAAAAAGCTAATGCTTCTATGGTTAATCAAATTAATCAGTTTAATGAAACAACAGCCTTTGAAAGAAATAAATTTAACACAGCTAATGCACAAGCTATTGAGCAATCTAACTTAGCATGGAGAAGACAGTCTAACACTATTAACACTGCAGCAGCTAATCAAGTTTCTATGCAAAACGCACAGAACGCTTTTAACATGACCTCACAAGCTCAATCATTTTTATGGCAAGAGTTAAGAGACCAAGCTAACTATACTTTTCAAAGTGGTGAAAATGAAGAAAATAGAAAAGCTCAGTTATATGCACAAGCCCTAGCTAACGAAGGTGGTTCTGCAGAAAATTGGAAGAGTAATGTAGACTCAATAGGAACTTTAATTAACAGTATATTTGGTGGAACATAGGAGAATAATATGGGATTTAACCCCTTTAAGAATTTAAAAAAAATAGTAAAAGGAATTGGTAAAGGTATTAAAAAGATTGGTAAAGGTCTTAAAAAAGTAATGGGTAAGATTATGAAACCTTTTGCAAAACTTGGTATCGTTGGACAAATTGCTTTAGGATTTATTATGCCTTGGGCTGCAGGTGCTATATTTTCTGGCTTTGGAACTCTCGCAACAAGTATGGCAGCAAGTAGTAATATGTTTATTAAAGCTGCTGGTACAGTTATGAAGGGTATTCATGCAGGAGCTAGTACGGTTAAAGGAGCTTTTACTAAAGTTACTGATGCTATTAGTGGTGGTTTAGAAACTGTTACTGGTAAAGCTAAAGAAATGTTTGGCATTAAAGCTGATGCTTCAGACTTTATAAAAAATGCTCCTGAAATGAAAGAGTTTGATTTTGGTAGTAATTTATCTGAAAAAGCTATATCAGATGTAGCAGCTACAAAAACTATAGAAGGACAATTAGCTTCTACAATTCCTGATGCAATTGGAAAAGTAACTGACAGTGTTATTGGAGATATTTCAAAAAAAGCAACAGAAGAAACTTTACTAGGCAGTATTAAAAAAGCTGCTTTTGAAGCTCCCGGAAAACTTGTAGACGGAACCATTGCTAGTACAACTGCTGGAATTAAAGAAGGAATAGCACGTTCTATTTCACCAGAAGGAGATATTAATTATCCACCAAATGTTGTAGACATGTTAGGAACTAATAATACTTTTAGTTCTGTATTTAATGAAAAAGATTTAGTAGCTGAAGATGCAAAATTACAAAGTCAAGGAGGAATGTTTGGAGGATTAATTCACGGAGCTGTTGTACAGACAAACTCTTCATTCGGTCTTGAAGATACTGAATGGAGTAATTATATGAAAGGATTACAAGGAACTAGATAATGGAAGAAAAACAATATAAAGATTTTGACCAAGAAGGCTTAGAATTTTTAGCTAATAACGGCAGACCTATTCCCGGCTCATCTTTAACTAATAGTCCAGAAACTCCGTATGCTTGGGAACAAGCTCCTCAGTTTGTAGAATTACAACCTGCAATGGATGCATTATTTTTAGAGCTTACAGAGCCTGAAGCTTATCATTCTACTATGGATTTAGTTAGAAACGGTATGCCTATAGGAGACATAGCTCAAGTATTATTAACAGATGGTTTTCAAAAAGGAATGTGGAATCCTGATTTATTAATGTTGCTTGTTGAGCCTACTATGTATATGATTATTGCTTTTGCAGAAAAAGCAGATATACAAGATTATGTTACTTACGAAGGTGAAGACGAAGAACCAGATGACGATGACGAACAACTTGCTGGAATAGAAGAAGCTATTAACATAGCAGAAGATAGAATTGTTCCTAAAGCAAAAGCAGGAATATTTCCAAAAGAAATAGAAGAAAGATTAGAAAAATTTAATGCACCAGAACAACCAAGTTTATTAGAAAAACCACAACAATCAGAAAGTTTATTAGGTAGAGAGGAGTAATATGGCAATAGAACAATTAGGTGAATCTTTATTATCTCAAGCTAGAGATAGAAAGAAAAAAGAAAAGAAAAAAGCTAAACTTTTTACAGGGCTTATGCTAGGTGTACAATTAAGTAATGTGGCACTAAGAAAAAGAGCAGAAAAAAGAGCCAATCAATTTTGGGCTAGTAATAAAGGAGTTTTAGACCAGAGAGCTACTCAATTTCAACAGGGAGTTACTTTTTGGGATAAACATAATAAATTAATGTCTAGTAAAGGTATTGCCGGAGGCGGTGATTGGAAAGATGCTTATAAAGAAGAACAATATGCTGTATACAAAGCCAGAGAATTAGGCGGTAGTGCACCTAAAGATTTAATAAAGTTTAAACAAAGTGTAGATTCTAAAATTCAAGATGATTTAACAGCTTATGAAGAAAAATTAAATCTTTATAAAGACTTTAAAAACATCTCAACTACCGGAAGAGAAAAATCTAAAACCGCGTATGTAAAAACTCTTCGTGATAAGTTAGAAAAAAGTGCTTCTACCATTACTAAAAATGATAACGTAGGTAATTTTTTACTTTCTCAAGTAGGTATTTTAGGTAGAAAAAAAGCAGATATGCAAACTACTACTATATTAGATGGAGAATCTATAGTAACTGCAGGTGGATTATCTAATGAAGAAAGAAGCCAACTTATGATTGAATTTAAACAAGCTGACTTATTAAATAAAAATGTAGATAAGGCAACTTCTCAGTCTCAGTATCAACCTATGTCAGACGAAGAAATACGAACTTACATGCCTGAAGGAACAACTTCTGTAAAACCTATAGGTAGTCACAATACTTCGCTTTCAAGAGCTGTATCAGAAAACAATTTAAAAAGACAAGAAAGTTTATTAAATGAATATACTTATACATATGACGAAAAAGAAGGACAAACTGTTAGAAAAATATATGAATCTATTTCAGAAGACAGCATACAGAAAGCAACAATTTTTTATAATGATGTACTTACAGTTTCAAGAGATTTACAAATAGCATATGAAAAAGACCCAAGCACTACTGATGTTAAAGATGCTGAATATTTTTTAGATTTAGCAGTTAAAGAAGTTATTCGTCTACCTAGTAAAGAAGAAGACGCTTTTAATTTAAACACTACAATGATATCAGTAAGTTCAGAAAATGGAAAAACTGCAGAAATAAAAGCAGGTGCTATAGTATCTGAATTTGAAAATTTTAAAACTGAAGAAGAAGCTTTAGAGGCACTAAGTCTTTACAAAGAACTGGCTAAACAATCACCGGATTTTATAGCCTACTTAGAAAGATTAGTTAGTGATAAATTTAAAGAACAAAGGCAACCTACAGACATCAGTAGAGACTCTTCATTTTTTCAGTACAATAAAAAATTCACAAAAAATCCTTTAGGAAATTAACTAATGGAAGTAAGTAAAATTTTATTTGATAAGATTAAAACTCTTCAAGATTTACAATCTTCTGAGAACACAGAGACAGAAGAAGAAAAAAGAAAAAGAGAAGAAGAAGAAAGAATAAAAAAAGAAAAAGAACTTTTAAAATCTATACAACAAACTAAGGAGCAAGAAGAGCCTGTTGAAATAGTAGAAGAACCATTACCTTTTTTAGAACAAGAAAAATCTTTTGTATCTGATAAATTATTTAATAAAATAAAAATGCTTGAAAGCAAAGAAGACTTAGATGTTGATTATACTGAATTAAACAATAACATAAGCACAACTAGAAAAATACAATACGGTGCTAGACAAGAACCCATGATTGCAGGTAGTGCTTTTAGACTTTTAAAAGCTGGAGTAGCTGCTATATCTCCTAACGAGACTTTTAATGAAGCTGCTAAAAGAATAGAAGCTGAAAGACAAGAAACAATATTAAAAGATTATCCCGAGTTTAGAGGTAAAAAAGAAGACTTAGTAGTTATGAGTGGAAGAATGGGAGCTGCTGTAGCAGACCCAGTTACTTTTTTTATTCCGTGGGCTAAAGTTGCTAAAGCTGGTAAACTAGCTAGTGTTACTACAGGAGCTACTGTAGCTTCAGCAGACGCAGCTTTGAGAGAAAAAACTTTATACGGAGATATAAGTCTTGGATATGTAGGTCTTAGTGCTATACTAGGAGGAGCTAGTTCTGGACTAGGAGATGTAATAGCTAAAAGATTAAATATTAAAAATAATCCTGAGCAAATATTAACTATAGATTCTAAAGGCGATAAAGTATTACAAGATTTAAAAAATACTGATTTACCTATGGTAGGTCCGTTACCTAAAGAACTACAAGAATCGTTAAAAGAAATTTCAGAAGAATCATTTACTATTAGTATGCCTTTTATTAATGCTTTTAAAGATGACGTAGGTTTCTTAGGTCAAAAATATACTGAAAAAGATTTAGTATTTGGTGAGATTCGTAGGTTAACAGATGAATTAAAATCTGGTAGTAATCTTAAAAAACTAGAAGATATAAAACAAGCTAATGTTATACAGGGAAATCTTCCTTTTGGTTTAGATGGTAAAATATCAAGTCCTTCTAAAACAATAAAACTATCACAGTTAGATGTTATTAAAAAGAAAAAAGAATTATTAGATTACAAAAAACAATTACCTGTTATTCAAAAAGAAATAGATGACCTTTTATTTGTAAAGACTCCTAAAAATATTGCTAACGTAGGATTTGCTTCCTTAGTACAGGCTCAAAAAGCAGGCGTTCTTGAAGGGTCTATGGGAAGTAATTTAGTAAGGGCTATGTTACACGAAACAGTCAGACCTCTTATGGGTGCTGGTATAGGAGGTAGTATTGCTTTACTTTCTTCAGACGGTTCAGATGATGATGCATTAAACAATGCAATTATAATGGGAACTGTGTTTGGATTTTTAGGTAAAAGAATAGAAAATAGTTCTTACAAAATTAAACCTAGTGTTATGTCAGCATTCAAAGATGAATCTGAAAAAATAATAAGAAGAAATTGGAGAACGTATTTAAAACAATTGTTAGCTGGTGGTAACGCCATGAAAGGTATGGCTATGAGTACTCCTGTTCAAAATTTTACAAGAGATACATTAAAGATTCATACTACCCGACTTGCAGCTGATGATGTTGTAGGAGAGTCAGTAGAATCTTTAACACAAATTAGTCAAGATTTCTATAGAAAATCTTTATATGATATTACTGGTCTTGCAGATGATGCTACAGTAATGGCAGCAGGTAGGATAGTACAGCAAAGAGACATGCCCTCTACTTCTAAATTTACTTTTTTAGAAAAGGGAGATTTAGAAAATAAAAAAGCTTTAGAAATGGCTGATAAAATGATTTCTTTAACTGCTTCTTTTGAAAAATATGTTTCTAAAACAGGAGTTTTATATAGGAAACAAGAAGCCTATGGTCTTACTCAGATTATAGACGAGGACGCTGTTAAAAAATTAGGCAGAAAAGAAGCTATTAAAATACTTGCAGGTTCTTTTAAAATACAAGCTTTAAATAATCCTACAAAGCCTACAAAAATAACAGATGAAAAAGCTAAAAAGATTGCAGAAAATTATTTAAATAAATCTGACAATATTAGAAGACAAGCTATAATAGACACAGATGAGCTAGAAAGAAAAACTTTACAAACTGCTAAAAGGGGTTCAGAAAACACTAATGAAAGTCCTCTTATTAGCAATGCAAGATTCTTTCAAAATGAAAGAACTTTATACGACCAAGAAGCTAGAGCAGCAGCTAAAAAATTATTTATTCAAGACCCTGAATTTACTAATATTCGACTGTTTGAAAACACCGTTCCTATAGCAGAGTTTGCTAGAAGGTTTGGTTCTAATGGACAAGGATTAAAAAAAGTAGTTCAAGATATTAAAAATTATTATAGTCAATTTGGAGATATAACAAGTAATCCAGGTTTAATAAGTTTAGTCAAGACGGATATAAAACAAGTATCTGATACTGTTAATTCTATGTTTAAAGTTCATGGGATAAGTGGTGCAAGAGGCGGAGAAGCTCTTAAAACTGTTGTATTAACTTTACAAACTTTATTAGCTACTACAAAATTAACAAAAGTTGCACTACCTTCTGTAGGTGATACTATTCAGGTAATGAATAATAGTGGGTACAGTGCAGCTTTTAATTCTTTTGTATTGCAAATAAGACAAAGAGGATTAACTGCTAATAAACCTTCTGCCTCTTTAGCACAAAGAACCTCTGATGATTATGACGGTTTCTTTGGAAGAGAATTTAAAAACAGAAGATATAACGGTACTCTTCAAAGAGAACTTAGTGACTTTGGAATGTCAGGAACTACACAAAATCAAAAAAGACTTCTTAGACTACAGGAAAAGTTTTTTGAAGTTGTACAATTAGGGCGTATTACTAGATATGCTAGAGAGTTTGCTTTTGATGCCGGTTCTTTTAGAGCTTTTGACCTTGGTAAAAAAACAAAGTTTAGCACGGCTAGAAAAAGAGAACTAAGTGAGTTAGGTTTAAGTGTAGAAAATGTTAAATACTTAGGCAAGTTTAAAAGCATGGATGACGCTTATGCAGATGCTACAGGCAAAATATTTTTAGAAAGGGCAGGAAGAAAAGCTTCTGCTAGAGACGCTATTGTTCCAGAAATAGGTAATAGAAGATTGTTTTCTCAGTCTAATGACCCTATGATTAAGTTTGCAGGTAGTTTTTTATCTTGGGCACAAGGCAAGGCACAACAAACAAATGGTCTAGTTAGAAGGATAGAAGATGGAGATGGAAAATTAGCTATGTTAATAATGGCAAGTATACCTATGTATGCAACTATAAGACAAGCCCAAATAGCAATGAACCCTAATAAAGATTATAGAGATGAGATGGGTAAACCTTTTGAAAACGAAGAAAATTTTAAAAAAATGATTGGTGATTCAGTTATGTTTTCTGGTAATGTTCCTTGGTGGATAGATAAAATTGTTCAAAATTTTAGATACTCACAATCTAGTGCTATAGAAAATATATATCCTATTGTAGGGCTTCTTCAAGATTTAATTTCTGCGTTTGTTGATTTAGGAACTGGTAAACCTAGAGAAGCCGGAGTAGAGGCTTTTGAAACTTTAGTACCTTTTGGTAAAGAAATTACTAGGAGAGAAGAAGTAGGAGAAACAATAGGATTTGATACTAATATTTATGAAGCAGCTAAAGTAGAAGATAAAAATATTATACCTAAAGGAACTTATTCAATAGGAGGACTAGTAGAAGGCAAAGATGATGTACCTTACACTAAAGAAGACCCTGCTGATAGGGTTAATCCTAATACAGGACTGCCTTACTCAGCAAACTTAAACATAACAAAACAATTAACTAAACTAGGATTAACTAAATGAATATAGAACTATGTAAAGAACAGATAAAAAGACACGAAGGTGAAGTACTCGAAATCTACGAGGATAGCTTAGGCTACAAAACTCTAGGAATAGGACATCTCTGTAAGGTAGAAGACCCTGAATATACTTGGGAAGTTGGTACACCTGTAACTCAAGAGGTTGTAGACCTGTATTACAAAGATGATTTTGTTACTCACTTAGCAGAGGCTATACATATCTTTGGAAGCGAGGAAGGTTTCTATAACTTACCTGAAGATATACAACATGTGTTAGTAAACATGTGTTTTAATCTAGGTGGAACAAGACTATCTAAATTTAAAAATATGATTAAAGCTTGTAGAGAACACGACTGGAAAGAAATGGCTGTACAAATGGAAGACAGTAAATGGTACGGACAAGTAGGTAGACGTAGTAAAGAATTACAGGACATGGTACTAAGTAAAGTAGTCAAGAGTTTAAAATGAAGAACCTATTA